GCAGCGCCGTGTAGCCAGCCAGGGCCGCGCCCGAAAGCACATCCTGGAAGGCGCGCGTGTCGTCATTCACCAGCGCCTGGCGCGTCAGCGCCACCAGGCGGCCGCGTTCCTGCACCGCGTAAGTCTGGCCTTCTTCGGCGATGCTGCCATAGGTATAGGGCGCGCCTTCAGCAATGGCAGCCACTTCCGGGAATTGGCCAGCGAAGGCAGAAGTGATGGTTTTGAAATCCGCCACATCAACTTCACGCGTCCAGGAAGACCATGTGTTCGGGTATTGGCCGAACAGGCCCTGCACAGATTTATTCGCGGAATTCACCAAAATAAGCGGGAAGTCGCTGGTGGAATGCTGCGCGTTGATCCGCCCAGACAAAACCATTTCCGCCAGATCGGCACCGGACATGCGATGCACGTCCTTCACACCATTGGCCACCGCGATTTCACGCATAAGGCCATGGAAACCCATATTGGCGAATTCGCGGCTTTCCGCGGGCGGCGCCTGATTGGAAAGCTGCGCGGAAAGCGCACCGGTCCAGCGGGCGCGCAGCGTGTCGCGTTCATCACGGATCACGCTGACCACCGAAGAATTCGGCATGATCGGGGCGGGGCTGCGCGCCGCCACCGCTTCAAGCGCGGCTTCAAGCGCGGCTTCGCGCGTGGCGCCGCGTTCAATTTGCGTCAGCGCGAATTCGGCCGGCAGGCCGTTGCGTTCGGCAATGCCGCGCACGTCAGCAATGGAAGCCGCCGCCGGGGCAACCGGGGCAGCAGATTGGGCCGGGGAATTCCCGCCGGCCTGGGCAATGATATCGGTCATCCCGATCTCCTTGGCTTGTGCCAGCGGGATTGCTGGCGGGTTTTGAACTTCCGGCGCCGCTACAGGCACCGCATCGCGCGCCGCGCGCACCAGCCCACAAAAGGCTGCGGGCGCGGCGGCGTAACGATTCGGGTCAAGCGCCGCGAAGGCGCGAATTTCTGCGGGTTCTGCCGCTTCACTGGCGAAACCTTCCGCCACGGCCATATCGGCATCAAACCAGGTTTCGGCACGCATAAGCGCGGCCACAGTTTCTTCATTCTTGCCGGATTTGGCTGCATAGGTGCGGCGATAGGCGGCACTGATCTGGTCCAGCACATCGGCCTGCTGGCGCATGCTTTCCGCATCGCCCAGCGCACCGCCCCAGGCTTCATGGATCATCAGGAAGGCATTGCCCGGCATCACAATCCGGTCGCCCGCCATGGCAATAAGGCTGGCCGCTGATGCGGCGATCCCTTCCACAATCACGGTCTTCGGCCCGGCATGGCGCGCCAGCATGTTGTGGATGGCAATGCCCGCCAAAGCATCCCCGCCATAGGAATTGATTGAAATGGTCAGCGGCTGATTGGCGGAAAGCTTTTTCATTTCCGCCGCCACACCAGCGGGCGTAATATCCCAACCCACATCACCCAACAGCGAAAGCACCGCGGCCTGTTCGGCCGCAGCGCGCATTTGCACTGGCATGGAAGCCCCCTTTAAGCGTTTGTGGCCGCAAGCCCCGTGGCGGCGATTTCAATGGCGGAATTCACCGCCGCATCCTGCGCGCCGCCGGAAGCATTGGCGCGGCGCGGGTCAGCATCCAGGATCAAGCCCAAATCATCATGCAGGGCGTTATCATCGGCGATCTGCTGCGCGATGGTGGTGGGGTCATAGCCCTGTTCCGTCACCGCCTGGCGCCAGGTCTTCAGGCCCATGCGGATCATGGCCTTGGTCGCCAGCGCGTCCTTCATCGGGTCCACAAATTCAAACACAGGCGGGCCCCAGGCCACCGGGTAGGCGTGCGGCGCCGGCGACAACACACCAGCACCAAGCGCGGATGCCACCCAAGCGCGCCAGATCGGTTCGCACATCCCCGGGATCAGCAAATGCCACTGGTCTTGTTCAAGCTGGCGCTTGAACGCCAGGCGCCCGGCGCGGAGCGATGAATAATTCGCGCCGGAAAGATCACCCGTCAGCAAATCATAGGTCAGGCCATAGGCCGCCGCGATAGCGTGCAACTGGTGCTTGGCCAATTCATTGAAGCCACCCGTGCCTGACGGCGTGGCGAAGGAAACATCTTCACCGGGCAGCAGCCGTTCAATCATGCCGGGGGAGAAGGTTTTCAGCGCATCGCCGGTTTCGGAATCAGTCCCTTCCAGCGGGCCACGGCCAGGCGCGGCGTCACTGGTAATGAAGGCCGCCAGGCAGGCTTGCACCTTGGCTTGCTGCAGCGCCGCATCTTCCAATTCATCCAGCGCCATCAAGCGTGTGATGACCGGCGCCGCCACTGGCACACCGCGCACCTGGCCGGGGCGCTGCGCCTTGAACAGGTGGATAATGTCGGAAGCCGGCACACGGCGGCGCAGCATGGTACCGCGCCCGAAGGTGGCGGCTTCGCCAGGGTGCCGATCAAACAGCCAATAAGCCACCGGCGTGCCCATGGCGTTATATTCCACGCCATTGGCAATCAGATTGTCTTCCGGCCGGCGCCGTTCTTCATTGTAGGTTTCATCAAGCAGATCAGGTTCCAGCACCTGCAGCGCCAGCGGCACGTTCAAGCCGCGCCGGCGCTGTTCGGCGGGCGTCAGGCGAATAAGCTGGATCAGCACTTCACCCGCTTCAGCGCGCGTGCGGGCCGCCTGCGCTTGCAGCCCATAAAAATCCATCTGCCCCGTGATGTCGCACCGCGCGGCCCATGCTTCAAACGCTGCATCCACCGCCGCATTCACCGCATTGATCTGGTCGCGTTCGTCGCGCGTAGCCATGGGCACAGCTGACCGCGGCGTAATACCGGTGCCGATCTGATAGCCAATTAGCGTATCCAGCGCCGATGCCGCCCAGGCATTGTTGCGCACCAGGTCGCGTGACCTATCGCGCAGCGTCTTCAAGCCTTCCTGCACTTCAGCGCGCGGGCCATTTCCGCTAGAAAGCCGCCCCATGCGGCGGGACCGGCGCGCACCATCATAGGCCGCCTGGATGCCCTGCAGCGCCAGGCGCGCGCGCGCACGGCGCAGCGCGGCTTCCGGCGCAAGGTTGGCAAGCAGGCGGTCAAACCACATGGCGGTTCAGTCCCTCACAAAAGCTGAAAGGGTGGTGCGGTTCATCGGCACGGAAAGTTCGCGGCGCAGCGCGGCGATGGCTTGGCTCATTTCCGTGATGCTGCGATATTTCACTGTTCGGCCATCGGAAAAGCGCACTTCCATCACCGCGCCGTTCTGCGCCATGGCGGCGGTCAGCGCGTCTATATCGGCCTGCGTCGCCATGATGATACCTTTCAAATCCAGTCTGATCGGCGTTCAAACCAGCCGCCGCTTCGGGGGGGCGCGGCGGGTTTTGGTTGTGGTGGCGGCGCTGGTTCAACAGCGGCCAAGGTCTTCAAATCGGGCTGCCAAAGGGCGGCCATATCGGCTTGCGCATCTTCGGGCCTGCCCACGCGCTCAGCGATCAGCTTTTCCCAATGCGCGTCAGTCAGGTTCGCGGTTTCATGCCGGGCCAAGGCGCGGGCATAAACGGCGATATCCCACTGTTCGTTCCGGGGCCGCACCTTGCGCCACTCGCGCCTGGTGAAGCCCGCACGGTTGCCAATTTCCACACAGGCTTCGGCGGTGATCTGTTCGAAAAAGCCCATATCCAGGGCTTGCGGAAAATGCGCCGCGCCCTTCGGCCAGGCGCCGGTAGCGTCAGGCCCCATTTCCGTGAGCCTCAGCGCTGCCGCAACTTCCGTCTTCAGATCCCAGGTACCAACCGGCCACAACATGACCGATCCGATTTTCTTGCCGTTATAGTCAACATCTTGCGGCTTCGGCATGCCAAGCGGCGGCTCACCCCACTTCGCCCGGCCATCTAGCGCCATGATGCGCGGATCGCGCCGGGCGGCGTGCCGGCGGGCGTAGGAATAAACCCGCTGCGGCAAATAGCCCGAGTCAATGCCGTAACAAATCGGCGCCCATTCACGCCCCCAGGCGTCGCAGTAGCGCTTGGCAATCACTTCATCCAAGGCAAGCCACACCGGATCAAGCGCCGGGTCACCTTCCAGAATGCCACCATCCACCCACCAGGAAGACAGGTGCCTATCCCAGCCATAAACGCCCCATTCCAGCCGATCCCCCTGCACGTCAACCGCGCCGGTCAGGAACAGCACGCCGGGCGGGATGCGCCGCGGCGGGTAGGCTTCGCGCCGGCGCCACAACAATTCGTGGCTCGGCAAATCGTAACGCGGCTCATAAGGCA